TTGGTGGAATAAAATCAACTGCATGGTCTGGACAACTTTAGATAGTTTGCCAATTCTACAACAAGCCATTGACTTTGCCCCTAAAATTAAGAATTATTTTGTTTGGGCATCATTTGCTGAGAAAGCGTTTAATAAAATTGGATACAGTCACATTAAAACCCTAAGAGGATCTTTAGATATCAAAAACTTTTTTAGATTTTCTGACGAACAAAGACTCTCTCTAAGAGAAAAAAATAATATAGAAAAAGATAGTTTTATAATTGGGTTTGTTTTTAGAAACCAATTGAGAAAATCAGTTCCTAATATTTTAGATGGATTTAAAAAATTTAAAAATGAAAATCCACAAGTTAAAGCAAAGCTCCTTTTGCATACTCATTGGAGCGAAGGCTGGAATATCCCAGAATTCTTAAAAGAGAAGAATATTGATTCAAACGATATCTTAACAACTTATTTCTGTTCAAAATGTAATTCGTATGAAGTTAGACCATTTACTGGTCAGGAACAAAATTGCAAAAAATGTAATTCTGCAAAATCTGTCAATACAACCAATGTCAGTCAGGGAGTATCGGAAAAACAACTGAATGAAGTATATAATTTAATGGATTTATACTGTCATCCATTTACTAGCGGAGGCCAAGAAATACCAATTCAAGAAGCTAAATTGACAGAATTGATAACTCTGGTTACAGACTATTCTTGCGGCGAAGATAATTGTTCAATAGAGAGCGGCGGAATCCCATTGAAATGGAGCGAGTATCGAGAACCTGGAACTCAATTTATCAAAGCGTCAACTGATGCTGATAGTATATGTTCAGAAATTAATTATGTTTATAAAATGGATAAAAATCATAAACGTGAAATTGAAAAAATTTCTCGTCAATGGGTTATAGATAATTTTTCAATAGAAGTAATAGGCAAGCAGCTAGAAGATATTATTGATAATATGCCTAATATAGATTATGACTTTGAAAACAAACCAATAGTTTTTAATGAAAATCATAATCCAAAAGAAAATATGAATGCTGATGAATTTGTAATTGATTTGCATAAAAATTTCGTCAATGATGATGTAGATTCAAATTCAAGCTCATTCAAATTTTGGATGAATAAAATCCAAAACCGAGAAATAAATGGTGATCAAATGATTGATCATTTTAGAAACATTGCAAAAGATCTAAACGCTAAAAATGTAAAAATTGATTTTGGCTCCTTATTTGATTCCAAAGATGAAGGCAAAAGAATTGCAGTAATTATTCCGCAATCAGATACTGATGTTTTATTGATTAATTCATTGATGAAAAATTTAAAGAAACAATATCCTCAATACAATATCTACATATTTACTCGACCAGAATATTTCAATTTTATTGAAGATAACCCATATATCTATAAATGTATGGAATATTCAGAATCATTAGAAAATATTCTAATTTTAGAAGGTGGAGGCGATCATAAAGGATTTTTTGAAATGGCTTTCTATCCTCACACAACAACTCAAAAAAATATCTGCTATTTACATAACGGAGTAAACAAACATCAATTTTCATTATCAGAATAATATGTCTCATATTTTAGAAGAATACGCAAAAAATTTAGGAGTTTTAATATCAAAACCAATAATTTCAGAACATTATTTTCCTATTCCAGAAAGTAAATATATTACTATTTATTCTGAAGAAAATATACAATCTAAAAATTATAAACATTTTAATTTAATGCTAGATTTAATAAACCCTATCATTAAACAACAAAATATAAAAATTATTCAAATTGATTGTAAGGGTCGCGCCCTAAATAGCGTTAATAAAGTTTTAGGTGGCTTATCATTTAAGCAGTATGCAAACATATTATCTAATTCATTATTACATATTGGAGTAGACAATGTTTATTCACATTATGCGAGCAGTAAAAATATTCCGTTAGTTAATTTATTCGGCAATACATATCCCAATATTAGCAATGGTTACTGGTCAAAAAATGATAAGAAAAAAGATATCGCCCCAATTTGGGATGTAAAACCATGTTTAAATTTACAAGACCCAAAATCAGAAATTAATAAAATTAAAGCGGAAAAAATCGCTCAATCTATTTTGGATCTATTGAAAATCAATAAAAGAATAAATTTTAAAACAATTAAAATAGGCGAACTATTTGATAGTGCAATTACAGAAGTAGTTCCAACTTCTTTTGCCCCAGTATCTATCAATCAAAATGAATTATTATTCTTAAGAGTTGATATGGGTTACAATCAAGAAGCTTTTATAAAATATTGTGAAGATTATAAAGTATGCGTAATTACAGATAAACTTATTCAATTATCTGAATTAGAAAAAAATAAACACAATATTAAACAAATATCAATTTTCATTGATAAAAATTTTGAAGAAATATCAGAAAATTATTTTGAAACTTTAAAACTCTGGGGTATTGAATTGCAATTAATGACAAAAATAGAAGAAGATTTCTCATATTTAAAAAATAAATATTTTGATCATTGTGTGAACTTCTATAATCAAAAGAAAGAAAAGCCAAAAGATATTTCATCTAAGAATCTTTTTCTTTCTGGTAAAAGGGTTTTTGAAGCGGGAATTGAATATCCAAGTTTAGCTCATTGCAGAATTAAAGAAAAAAGCATTGACGAAGGAATGAATGTGTTGGATACTTCCGAATACTGGGAAGAACAAGAACACTTTTATATCTATGAGCAAAATTAAATCAAAACAACAAGAAGGCATCCAAGAAGAAATCGAACAAGGAGCAGAAACGCTTTCGACTCCTCCATTAGAGTCTTTTGAAAAATACAAAAGAAACGAATATGGACTAATTGAATCTCAATCGTATTCCTTCAATGATGATGGTTCGGTTAATTGGCGCAAGATGATTAAAGATGAATTCCTTTATCCAAATAAAGGATGGTTTGATATTCGAAAGAAAGAAGTTCCGTCTTCTATCGAGGGGCTAAAAGATAATCAACTTCTTATTATGCTTGGTGGTATCAAGGAAATTGCAAAGCTCCGTGGATTTCACTCTGTATCGTATGACATTAATCATGTTAATGAAAATTATGTGGTAGCTAAATGCAGAATTTCTTGGATTAGTAATTATGAACATACTGATGATTATCATGTAGTTTATGAAGATGTAGCCAATGCTACACTCGCCAATACAGATGATTTCTGCGCCAAATTCCTTGAGACTATTGCATGTAATCGAGCATTTGTTCGTTGCGTTCGCAATTTCCTCAATATTCATATCGTCGGAGCAGATGAGATTGATAAATCCAAGAATTCATTCGGACCATCAGTTGAATCGTCTGGATACGAGAGTTCTATCGTACCTGTAACGCCCACAGGCATCCTTGAAAAGACTTTGCGAGAGAAGTGTGGTGTCACAGACTTCGAAGGCTTCAGGGTCATCTTAAGAGATCTTTGGTCGTCAGAAAAATACCGCTACGAAGGAATTAAAGACTGGAAACAGTTTGAAGATATTCCAGCTAAAGAAGCGCGTATTCTTCTTCCTCTAATTAATAAAAAATGATTAAAAGAATATTAGATCCTAAAGAATTTGAATTGTTAATTTCAGACATTTCAAATCTTTTTGAATTTGAAAATGAAAATCAAGGTCATCACTTTTTAAAACATAGCAAAGAAACAATTACAAATTGTTTTGGCAACAAGCATATTTTAGCATGGGATATGTTTGTCTGGGCGAATCATAATGGAGAGAATTACGATTCTATTATTATGTTTTTTAATGACAAAAATGCGAAATTCAATGAAAGGATTTTTTCTGAATATCTTTGGCTATCAAAGAATCCTAAAATGGGTTATAAATTATTTAAAGAAGCTATAAATTTTGCTAGACAAAATAAATTTAAATATGTTACAATGAATAGGGTAATGAAACATCCCCATTCAAATGGCGTAATGAATTTTTACGAAAAAATGGGTTTTATAAAAGATACAGAAACATTTATTACAGAATTATGAATAACAGAACAGCAAAAAAAATAAGAAAAGCTATTGGAGATATTACAAATCCTATCACACGCAGGGTTTATAGGAGAATCAAGAAGCAGTATAATAAAATTCCAAAAGATAGTCGAAACGTCTTTATTGAGATGATCAAAGAGACTCTAAATGGAGAAAAATAATTGGAGCAATAAAAAAGTCGGTGGCTTTTGGATTAAAAAAACAAAAGCTGACCGACAATATCTTTCTGGATCTATTGAAATAAAATTAAAAGATGGAACTACTCAAAAAGTAATTCTATCAATTTATAAAAATGACTTTAAAAAAGACAATAATCCAGATTTCAATGCATATCAAATAGACGTTTTATAGAGTTTATAAGTTCCAGTTGGAGTGTCTAACTGAACATTTAAATAAATATTTTGATTATCGCCGCTAACTGAATAGTTGGCGAATGAATTGTCGCTTATCGAATACTCAGAAAACGACAAACCCGTTCTTAATAAATCTATTCCTGATGTGTTATCAACAATAATGATTTTAGAGGAGCAAAAACATCCAGATTGATCTCTAAATTGAGTTAAGTATTCGTAACTATATCTTGATCCTTTTAATAGAGTATCAATAGTGGTTATAGAATTAGTCTTAACTGACCCAGTAAGAAAATCTATATTAACTTCTGAATCTCCATTTAATAATGAAAATGATTCTGAACTGATATTTGATTTAGGAGTAGGAGCCTGATAGATATTATAAGGTCCAATTTCCCAAGCATAACCAGTTTGCGTCTCGCTAAATGGAACAATTTTAAACCATTGTGGAGTGTTCGATTTAACTACTGAATTATTAAGAGTGAATGAATAATTTTTTAAATTTGTTAATATAGGGATAGTTGAAATTAAATTTCCAGTATTTAATTCTATGCCACTTCCAGTGCTTATATACAAACTTAGTTTATCTGAATTAGTATATAATGGGTCATTTTCCAATTCAATATTAAAATTAATTTGTCCAGTAGCTGAATCACCAATTTGAGGCTTTCCCTGACTCTTTAGTTCATCTGGGATTCTATATTGAGTAGTTTTAATCAGCTCATTTCCCGTGCTTCCTATTCCACTATAATAAAATTTCACATCATAGATGCCAGTCATTCCAGTTGGATAATTATATCCAGTTACAAAACTATAAGTTTGTCCATTAATTGCACTAGGATAAATCAAAGATTTTAATAAACTATCTCCTGTATAAGTATTAAAACTACTAACTCCAGAAATTGATGAAAATCCACTCAATCCTGTTTGAGTAAATATTGTATCAATTTGGCCAGAACCCCAATCAATTTTCAAAGATTCGCCATTAAGAATTGCGAATGGAATCAATCCAGATACTTCCGCGAAATAACCACTAACATAATCTTTATATTCCTTTATATATAAAGCATTATTCGTGACATTTTGAGCGTTCATATTATTTCCTGATGTCGAATATGGGATATAAGATTGATACTGATTTGGATTATTATTAAGCCAAGCCCCACTAGAATCAGCAATAGAAATTGATTGTATTTCCAAAGGATTGCCATAAACAAAATATCTACTAGAGTGGATATTCGCATTTTCGCCTACAGTAGAAATTCCAATTCCAAAATCTTTAGTATAAGTCCCAAATATTCTAGTATTTTCTGCTTCAGTTAAAGTAAAAACATTACTAAATGATCCTGTTACATAATTATCATATATAGTATTTCCATATATGCTTAAGATATCAATGTCTACGCTTCTTACAAATGGATTTTCAAGTAAAGCACTAGTGGAATTTAAAATATTTAATTGTCTATCTGTTACATTAAAAACAAAAGATACATCTTTTCCTCTATGAATAGCGTAACCTGTTGTAGTGATAGATAAATCACCAGTATTTAAATTAAATATTGGTTCAAATTCATAAACATCATTTCTACTATAAGGAGATACATAAGGATATACATCTACTATACCAGTTTCAATATTAATGGTTTTAACTAATGTGCCAGAAACTCCACTAGCATGATTTATTACATTTGGATTAATAGTTTGCGAAAAGCTATTTCCACCATAACCCCATGTTATAGTGGCTGGACCCGATCCAGTTTTTGGTAATTCTAAAACATACCCACCGACATCATAAGGATATGCATTAGCGGCATTAATTGCATCATTCCATTTATTATTATAATTTACTATATATGCATAATCCTCTCCTATACCATTTGGAGGATTTTGGTAATCATTAGGCTCTCCAAAATCCCAATTTTTATATCCACTATCTAATAATGAGCCATCGAGCCATCTCCATGTTCCTTCGGAAACTCCGTCTGTAGCCCCAATCCACACATTAACATTGGCTGCTGGAACTTGATTAGCCCTTTCTAAAGTATTTAAAACAGCCAATCTTCCACCTCTAGCTTCGGCATCTGTTTTTGCACTACTCCAAGTAAAAGATCCATAAATGATTTGAAATTCAGGTTGACTTACTTTATCTGGATTTGCCGCTTGTGTGGCAGGAAACCAATCTGCATAACAATCTATTGATAAATTTCCACTGATTAAACCATCTAAATAAGCATTCTTTAGATCTATAACAGTTTTTTCTGGTCCACCACTTACATTATCTCCAAAAAATTGAATATATGGTTTTGAATTATTACCGAAGCCAAATCCCACTGATTGGCCTAAAAAAGTTGTTACAGAATCCAAATCATATTGACCACTTGGCCAAGAATAAATAATTTCTAAATTAGATTTATAAATTTGTTGCATATTATAAAATTGTTACTGATGATAAATAAGGTCTGTCATAATTAAAAAGATTTCCTTGTTCGTATATTAAAAATAGACCAGATTCGGCATAATCTGAGTCAGTATAAAAATTTGCATTATTCTTTGTCGGATCTGGCACAGATCCAATTGCGCCCACTCTAAATGAATAGTTACCAATGCCACCTACATAGAATACAGCGCCAGTTTGATTTGCCTCTAAAACTTGATTTTGTACTACTCCTTGTGAGTTTTTGATATTAACATTATATCCTTGATTTTTTAAAACATTTTTCCAACTTCCGCTTATATAAAATTGACTAGAAGCATCCACCCCTGTCACTAATTGCTGGATGTTTGGAGTGCTTAACACTTGATAATTAACATTTCCAATTTTATTACTTACAGTATAACTATAAGTATTTGATTTGAGTTCAATGCTTTTATCGTTTTCAATAAGACTATATTTACCAGTATTAAATTTCGTGCATATAAAAGAATATTCATTAATATTTTCTTCTTTTATGGACATAACTTTATAAAGCTGATCGTCTGAAAGTAATCTTTGAAATCTATATACAGAACCTTCCTTGACAAATGGAACTAAAGAATAGTTTATATCAGAAGAATCAACAAAAGCCTCGCAACCATAATCATATTGAACTATTCCAGAAATATTAAATGTTGTTATTTGAGATGGGCTACTTAAAATAATATCTGAATCTAATAATCCGCGAGTTGGCTGCAAACTCCCGCTGACATCTTTAAATAATGAATCAGCCCCAGTGATTGAATTTATTGCATTGCTGTCGGCTGCAATGCCGCTTCTTCTGTCTCCACTAGCGGTATTATAAATATTATATTTTCCCCTATTAACTTCAGTAAATTCAGAATCACCAGTTCCAAAAATAATCTTACTGTATGTATTATTATCAGAGAACGGAATACCTGTGCCTAAAACCCAGCCAGTAAATCCTGTTGAATAATAACAAAATCTCGAATTCGAACCAGTATAGAAAGCATATTGGTTTTGTTTTGGGGATGTAACTTGTCCAGCATATCCCTCTGTATATTTAGAAAATATATAATCTCCAGTAAGATAAGTATAATAAGTCGAAGGCAAATTGCCAGAATTCAAATAAAATCCAGAACCATGAACTCTAAATCTTTGCAAATTAGCTATCTCTAAAATTTCATCATTAGTTGAATATCCAGTAGGAGTATAAACGGTCAATTTGTTATCGAATTGTCCACTAATGAATTTTTCATTTAATCTGATTGACCCATACTGTGAATTAGTGGATAAAACTTTACCAAAATTGCTTTTTAAATTTTTGAGTTCGTCTTCAACTATAATTAAATCTCCAGGCTTACATAACAAAGCTTCAAGACCAGTGGAAAAACCTACACTTTGATTTTCTTTAATAGTTTGGAAGATCAAATGCTTGCCCAATCTTCGCGCCATAGCTCTTGAAGTTACTCCATTAGCATTTATCGTTTTTTTGAAAACGCCTCTTTTTCTAATATCTTCTTCATCTTCGACGTATTCAATTTTCGTTAAATAATTTTCAAATCTATCAATATAAACTATTTCTATAGAATTAAACTGTTCGTCACGACGATAATTACTATAGTTAAAAATACCATCTTTAACATTTGTATTTGAGAATAAAGCAATTGGATCTTTTGGTCTATCATCAACAAAATTAATTTGAGAATTATTATAATAAATAATACCTCTAAAAAGAGAAGCAATAACATTCAAAGCGTCAAAAACTTTTGTACTTTCGGCAAACAAAATATTACAAGAGAATCTAGGTTCTAAACCTCCTCGCCCATCAGGAACTCCTTCAAAATATCCAAAGTCATCTACGGCATCACAGAATCTAGCTATTTTATATAAATCAAAAATATCAACCTGACTATCATCCATATATTGACCAAGGCCATATCTTGAGTTTGTGATTAAATCTAAAAGAATCCAAGCGGGATTATCTGTCCACTCTAAAAGATATTGACCAGTCTCAGGATCTATTTTAAATTCACCATCCCAGTCTCCATCATAGATTATTTTATCTAATGATGATGTTTGATTAAAACTTAGTTCTGATGAATAATATCTTTTATCTTTTCCATTTGAAAGAATAGGATAATAATTACTGGGAACACGAACTTTTTTTAATTTACAATCGAATGTTCTTGTCGGCACACTAGCGAAACTTCTAGAATCAAGTTTTGTAGCAATTATTGCTGAATTAGGATAACTAAAATTTTGCGGAATAATCTCTGTTACTTTGGAAAGAGAGCATTCTTTGTGCAATAGGGAGGAATTTGTTTCGGCAGAAAGCCTTGTGACTCTGATATATCTTTTTGTTACCGTATCACTTATTTCTTTCAAAATAAATGGTTGAAAAATAGTGTTAACCCCTTCTTCAGTATTATATTCACTGATAAATTGATAATTGCCAGTATTAAATCTTTCTAAATCTGGATTACCTATATCAATATAAGTTGGATTTTGAATTAAAGCTAGAATTTTAAATTTTCTAATAATTTTATCTCCTTCTTCCCCTTTTTCATTTATTGATCCAGTTTCTACTTGAATATTAAGAATACTGGCGAAATTCATACCAAGATCTAGTGGTGGTGGCGCGTTTACTGGTTGGGTAAGAGTATCCGAAAGAGCATCTACTCTAATTGTAATAAAAACACTTGTAACATTTTGGTTGCTAATAATATGAGTCTTAGGTATGGCATCTTCATCATATTGATTCAAACTTTTATCCCATTCACTATAACTTGTATTAGCGACTAATCTTTGATCATCTCTACTTCCATCATCAACATAAATGCCACTATAACCAGTAGTAAATGAGGCGGTCTTTTTATCAAGCATCCCAGGAGCTTCTTTAATTCTTTGAACTGATTTTAATATTCTAAAAGGACCAACCAATGATGACGAATAATCTTTATCTATTAAAACATTATTAAAATATTTAAATGGAGTTTGATATTCATTTCCTAATCTATGTTCTGCAAGTATATTAGTATAATTATATTTTTGAACTATAGCATTATTTACAGTAGTAGGTGTTGATATTTCATTTAAATTTAAATACGAAACGTTAGCTAATGCATTGATAATAGATTGTGGAAGAGCAAAGGCTGCATAGGTTTGGCCAGCATCTGTACCAGTACCTCTATAAGATATAGAAATAGCATTAATAAATATAATAATAAACCCAACAGCGCGTCCATTGGTTGTGCCAGAGTCATCTATTCTTGGCAATAATAAATCATAAATTTTCATATCTTCGCTGTATTCAATAGGATCATCAGCCACATTATACATAGAAAATTTATATTTTTTATCTTGAGAAATTGACTTTGCTGCAGAAAAGAAACCTTCTGAATCAGTAGGGTCCACCTTGATTATATATTTCATACTCTCGCCGCTACCATTGATTTTTTTTATAAAACTAGAGATTAAATCTTCTCTATTAACATTTTGCCATCCTGATGAAAAATAAGTATTAAATATATTTTCAAGATATGTTTTTTCATATTGATTTGTAGCAGTGTTATTATAAATATCGAATAAATTTATCAATTGCGCTCTGATTAAAGTATTAGTATATAATTGTTCATTTGTCGGAATGTAAAGAAGCGATGATGATTCGCTGTCTGAAAAAATATTTAATTGATTATTTTTATTTTGGAAAAACCATCTTGAGCCTAATTTAGTTAATTGTGTATTATTCGTATAAATATCATCATTATTACTAAGTATAGTATTAAAAAGAAAATAAACATACTTTATTTTATTAATTACTTTATAATTTTGTGTTAAATTTTTGCCTTGATATATAATATTTGAGTTTTGTATATTCTTAAATACTTGAGAAAGTGTTGTTGCAAGCGTTGAACTTTTAATATCCGCAGAGACTCCTAATTGCGGAGCTTGTTGAACAATCGCATCATTAGATACGGCGATAGCAGTATCGTCTAAATATATTCCTTGCAACATATCTTTGCTCGATAGTACAAGACCATTTTGATTAACTAGCCCAAGAATAGGTCCATCACTCACTAAATCCAAAAGCTCTATATAACTAAATGAAGCAGCTAATTGAATATCCCCAAGAATAGGGGGCTTTAATTGCGCTGGTTGTGGTTTTGGTTTTTTCTTTCCGCCACCAGAAAAAGATAGCTTCTTTAATAAGTGTTTCATATTATTTATTGAGATCTATTGGATACGGATTCAATGATACTCGCTTTTAAATTGGGGGAAGAATAAGCATTTTGATGCATAACGTCAATTGGGTTTTGATTTTGAGGATATGATTTTATGCTCATTTGTATTAATTGAGATCCAACTTTAAGTCTTCCATATCCAACTGGCACAGCAGAGCCTTGAGAAGCTACATTCGCTTTATTAGAGAAAGCAAAAGACTCCGACAAGGCTTTTGTCGATGAGGAGATGGGTGGACCAGCATCAGGTTTTGGAGCTAATAACATTTGAAGACCAACAGATAC